GCCGCTTGCCTGACCTGCGGCGAACCCCTCCGGTCCGGGCCGGGCGGCGAACGGTACTGCGCGTTCGACGGCTCGGTGTGGGGTCCCGGCGGCCGCCTGGTCGGCACCGTCAGCACGATCCGCGGAAGGAGGTGACGCGAGATGGCAACCCCCTGGTACGCCACCCGCGAGGAGATCAAGGCGGAGCTCGACGTGAAGGAGACCAGCCGCAGCAACGCCCGCATCGACCGCGCGCTCGCCGACGCAACCGAGTCCGTGCACGGCCTGACACACCGCGTGTTCTACCCGACGCTGGCCACCCGCCGCTTCGACTGGCCCGCCCGCTATGGCACGTCCACCCCGTGGATCTTGCGCCTCGACTCCAACGAGCTGGTCTCCGCGACCACCCTCACCAGCGGCACGGTGGACATCAGCTCGGACGACTACCTGCTGCGCCGCGCCGACGACCTCGACGAACCCCCGTACACCCGCATCGAACTCAGCCTGAACTCCAGCGCCTCGTTCGGGCAGGGCGACACCTACCAGCAGGACATCGCCGTCACCGGGGTGTTCGGCTACCGCAACGACGAGACCACGGCCGGCACCATCGCCGAGGCCCTCGACAGCACGGAGACCGGGATCAACGTGGACGCCGCAGCGTCGGCTGCCTCGGGTGTCGGGTCCCTGCTCCGCATCGACGACGAGCGGGTCATCGTCACCGGGCGCAGCATGCTCTACACCGGGCAACTCCTCGGCGGGGAGCTCACCAACCAGAACAGCAACGTCGTGGTGACGGTCGCGGACGGGACTGGCTTCGCCGCGGGCGAGGTCATCCTCATCGACGGGGAGCGGATGCTCGTCGAGGACATCGCGGGCGACAACCTGATCGTGCGCCGTGCATGGGACGGGTCGACGATGGCCGCGCACACGGCGACCACTGCGATCTTCGCCCCGCGGACGCTGACCGTGGAGCGGGGCGCTCTCGGCACCACGGCCACGGCCCACGACTCCGGGGCAGCGGTCGCCCGCTGGGATGCGCCCGGCAGCATCCGCCAACTCTGCCTCGCCGAAGCCCTGACCGACCTGCTGCAAGGCCGGTCCGGGTACGCGCGCACGGCCGGCTCCGGGGAGAACGAACGCGAGACGTCGGGCAGGGGCCTCGCGGATCTGCGGGCCCGCGTCTACACCAGCCACGGGCGTAAAGCCCGGATGCGGAGCGTGTGACCATGCGCCTCGACGTATCCACCAGCAGCCGCGGCCCCCTCTTCGACGGGCGTGCCCGCCGTGCAGCGAACGAGTACGTCAACCGGCTGGAGAACCAGCTCGCCGAGGAGGGCCTGAACATCCTCCGCCGCGAGATGCGGGCCGTGTTCCGCAACCCGACCGGCTACTACGAGTCCCGCTGCGTCGTGGTCGACGGCAACGTCATCTCCGACTCCCGCGTCGTGTACGGGCCCTGGCTCGCCGGCATCGGGTCGCGGAACTTCCCGGTCACCCGGTTCAAGGGCTACGACCACTGGATCAAGACCCGGCATGAGCTGAACTCCCGCAAGCGCGGCATCGGCGAACGCCTCCTGCGCCGCTACACGGGACGGATGTGATGCCCCGTGCCGCTTGACCTCAACACCTACCGCAGCGCGGCCATGTCCCACGCACAGGGCCTCGGCCTGTTCGAGCAAGTCCTGGACCACGAACCAGTCTCCGCGCCCGGCAGCGGACTGACCTACGCCCTGTGGGTCACCGACATCGCACCGATCCCTGCCCGGTCCGGGCTGTCCTCGGTGACGGTGCGGCTGGAGCTGAACGGCCGAGTGTTCCTGCCGGCGGACACGGAACCTGCGGGTGACGTGGACGTGGCGGTGACGGGCGCCGTGAACGGCCTGATGAACGCGTACGCCGGGGACTTCGAGCTCGGCGGCAGCGTCGCCGAGGTGGACCTGCTGGGCGCGTATGGCGCGCTGCTGCGGGCGCGGCTCGGCTACACGCGGCTCGACTCGACGACGTACCGGGTGGCCACGCTGACCATCCCCCTCGTGATCGACGACGTATGGACGGAGGCCCCCTAGTGGCAAAAGCAAGCGGGCTCGGGGATGCCCTCTACATCCAGGGCTTCAACGCGAGCGGCGACATCCAGCAGCTCGGCAACATCGGCGGCGGCCCCGCCCTGCTCAACTTCACCGGGATCGACAAGAGCGCCTACGAGCGGCAAGGCGGTCTGCGGTCCGGGCAGTTCGAGATGACCACCTACTTCAACACGGTGGCGGTCACCGGCGGGCTGCACGAGAAGCTCTCCGCGCTGCCCCGCACCGACGTGGTCATGACCTACGGGCGCGGCACCACCCTCGGCGACCCGGCCGCTTCCCTGATCGGGAAGCAGGTCAACTACGACCCGACCCGCGGCGACGACGGGATGCTCACCTTCGGGGTGTCCGCGCAGTCCAACGGCTACGGCATCGAGTGGGGCCGGCAGCTGACGGCGGGGGTGCGGACGGATACCGCGGCGACGCTGGGGACGGGCATCGACACTGCGGCGTCAGCTTCGTTCGGCGGGCAGGCCTATCTCCAGGTGTTCTCCTTCACGGGTACGGACGCCACGGTGAAGATCCAGGACTCGGCCGACAATGCCACCTTCGCCGATGTGACGTCCTTCGCGTTCACGCAGATCACCGGGGGCGCGCCGCTCGCGGAGCGGATCGCACTGTCCAACACGGCGACGATCCGCCGCTATGTCCGGGTGACCACGGTGACGACGGGCGGGTTCACCTCGCTGGCGTTCTCCGTGAACGTGATCAAGAACGAGAACGCGGGGGTGACCTTCTGATGGGCGCCAACCTGTTCCGCCCCGAACCGGCGATGGACCCGGCCGCGTACAAGACGTATGCCGTGGTCTCCCCGCTGAGCAGCCACTTCCGGCCCGCGACGTGCGCGGAGGTCGACTGCCCCAACTACGTCAACGGGTGGCGGGTCAACAACGAGGCGCTGACACCCGACCTGCGAGAGGCAGTGGCCGCATCCGGCCGGAAGTACCGGCTGGAGGTCATCTCCGCGACGGAGTCGTGGCTCGTCTTCGAGCCTGGCCAGCCGTGCTTCAAGGCGGCGCAGCACCGTACCCGCCTGGACCGGCCGCCCCTGTTCGTGGTCCGGGACGGCGACCACCGCGGCAACCCGCGCGGTACGCGGGCCCGGCTCCATCAGAACCCGGGCAACTGGGTCGAGGACTTCGCCACGCATCAGCAGGCGATCGCAGACGAAATCAAGAAGGGATAGCGCTGAAGTAGCGCAGGCCACATAGGGAATTGAGAGGAGGCGGAGAAAATGGCTAAGGAACTCAATAGAATTTACCCATGCTTTCTGAGTCGAAGCGCTGCACAAAGTGCTGCGCTGACAAGCCGCTGCCCGAATTCTCAAAGGCGCCTCGCGGCAAGTACGGAGTCAAGGCCACTTGCAAGGCGTGCGACGCCGAGCGAGCGCGCGCCAATTTCACTTCTCGCGCCATGCCACCCGATGAAGTCAAGCACCGGTTGGAAGAGCGACGCGGCGACACGAAGCGCTGCACGAAGTGCGAGGAAGTCAAGCCCCGCACAGAGTTCTCCAAGTCGTATGACGGCAAGCACGGACCCGTGCTGCGGTCGTGGTGCAAGCCATGCTCGTCGGCCCGCGTCCGGGCTTGGCACGCTGACAACCCGGGGCGCGTCGCAGGTAACAGGCGCAAGGCCAACCTGGCGCGGCACTACGGACTCACCGTCGCTGAGTACGACGCGATGCTCCGCGCGCAGGGTGGCGTGTGCGCCATCTGCAACCGGCCTGAGCGCGTCGAACGCAACGGCAAGGTCATGCGAATGCCGGTCGATCACGACCACGCAACTGGCGCCGTGCGTGGACTTCTATGCCATTCCTGCAATCGTGCGATCGGCCTCCTCGGAGACGATGCCGCACTCATGCGCCGGGCCATCAGCTATCTGCTGCGGCACCGCAACAAACAGGACGGATAAAGGAGAGAGCTACTGCTCTTCTCCTATTCATCGAGGAGGGCAGTAGCCTTGGCCAAGAGCTCCGGGTTGGGCCAGACGACGCTCAGCGTCGACGATAGCGCGGGTACCGCGCGGGCCATCAAGAACGACATCACGAACTGGCAGATGTCCACGCCGCGCGGCGTGCAGGACATCACCGGCGTGGACAAGAGCGCGAACGAGCGGCTCCTCCTCCTGGCGGACTGCTCGGTCACGCTGAACGGCGTCTTCAACGCGGCCTCCAACCAGAGCCACGACGTCTTCAAGACCGTGCCCTCCACCTCCGTCGCACGCACCGTCACGCAGACCGTCAACGGCGTCACCCTCGCCCCGGAAATCCTCTTCACCGACTACCAGCTCACCCGCTCCGACAGCGGCGAACTCACCTGGTCCGCGCCCGGCAGTCTTGCGGATGGCGTCGTACCGACCTGGAGCTAGGCCCAAGTCATGTGTGTCGTCCGTGAGTTGACCGATAGACTGTCCAAGTCATCGAGGCTTGGAGGCCAGGTCATGGGCGGAGCAACGTCCGGAAAGTTCAACATCAAGTCATGCGGCAGGGCGCACGCCTGGTGTGCGGAGTGCCGCCCCGCACAGGCGGCCGCGCAGCGGAAGCCACCGAAGCCGAGGAAGGAGCACGACAAGCCATGCCGGAACTGCGGACGTTGCGACGCGTGCCTCGGCCTCATCTCGCCCGAAGGCACGAAGGTGTGCCGAGCTTGCCAGGAGACCAAGCCACTCAGCGCCTTCGCACGCCGGAACGACACCGGCGGCTATCGGAACCAGTGCATGGTCTGCCGCAACTCCGGCCAGGTGTCGGCTCGGTGCACGGGGTGCGGCGCGCGGTTCGCCCGACAGGGCACAACCGAGCGGGAGCTGTGTCCGCGCTGTCGTCCTGCGCTTACGAAACCGTGCGTCAGGTGCGGAACGCAGTTCGTCGGGTCGATGGAGCAGCGCCGCTACTGCTCGCCAGAGTGCCGCGACGCGACGCTCGACGAGCAGCGACGCGGAGCGCGCCAGCGTGTCCGGCTGGAAGCCCTACAGGCATACGGCGGCACGGAGCCACGCTGCGTCTGCTGCGGCGAGGACGTACTCCACTTCCTTGCCCTGGACCACATCAACGGCGGTGGCGGCAAGCACCGCAGGGAGACGGGCGGGGGCGGCTTCTACAGCTGGCTGCGCCGCCACAACTACCCGGCCGGGTTCCGGGTGCTGTGCCACAACTGCAACCTCGGCCGACAGTTCAACGGCGGTACCTGTCCGCATCAGGAGAGATGAGCAGCATGGGATTCAACGCATCCGTCAGCAAGGTGGTCATCCGCTTCGCCGAGGATCACAAGTACCACGGCGCCGAGGCCACGCTGAAAGGCATGGCCTTCGGCGAGTACACCGCCGCGACCGGACTCGACGGAGGGGACGGAGAGGATGTCGCCGCGAGCATGAAGCGGTTCGCCGGCAACCTGCTCGCCTGGAACCTCGAAGACGGGGAAGGCAAGCCGATCCCCGCGACCGAGGACGGGCT